AGAAAACAAACATCCATTGGTTTGTATTGGTTAAAGATTCATGTCGCTAATCTATTCGATCAGGACAAGACAACCTTTGATCAACGAGTTAAGTGGGTCGATGATAACATGGACATGCTTAAGAGAATCAATGATGATCCCTATGTTACCCGCTCTGAGTGGGTATCACATAAGAAGAAAAAGAATCCAAGCTTCCAGCGTATCGCTGCTGTCTTTGATCTGTGTCGTACTGATGGGTTAACTCAAGTGCCTGTGCAAATGGATGGTTCATGTAACGGTGTTCAGCATTGGGCTGCACTTATGCGTGACCCTTACCTTGCCAAGAAGGTTAACCTCATACACACTAACAAGCCCGAAGACCTGTATCAGTATGTTGCGGATGTGATGACATCTAACATGGTGTCAGTACAGGATGCAGATACTAACAATGGAAAATGGGCGAAAAAATTTATAGAGTATTGGGAGGGTGACATTGACCGCTCTGTTTGTAAGAGAGCAGTAATGACTGATCCCTATGGTGTTACCTTCTATGGTATTCGCAGGTACTGTAAGACTGAGGGTCACCTTGATTGGGTTGGTAAGGATGAGATTGCTGGTGCTGTTGTCGAGTTAGCTACCTTCATTGATGCTGCCCTCAAGGGTACATTGGTCGAGGCTAACAAGGGCAAGGCATGGCTCAAGGTGGTGGCTGATATGGCTAGTGAACTAGGTAAGAATGTTGAGTGGACTACCCCGTGTGGGTTTAAAGTAGTACACCAATACTATGAGATACTAACTAGACGATCAGTCGCTAAGCTATTCGATATGAAAGAGTTACACTTTGGCTCACCCGATAAGGAAACAATTGATGGTGGCTCAGTTAATCTAGCCATCTCCCCTAACTATATTCACTCACTTGATGCAAGTCATATGTGGTGTACCATATATAGAATGGTTGGTGCTGGTATTGAACAGTTCAGTATGATCCATGATTCATATGGTTGTCCTGCACCTGATGTTAATCTAATGCGTATGTTTACTAATGAAGAGTTCTGTGCAATGCACACTACCAACCTATTAGATGACATGCGGATCGAAGTATCCCAAGCATTAAAGATTACAGTACCTGATGCACCACCTACTGGTTCATTAAACATTAAGGATGTTTTAGATGCGGAGTATTTCTTCCAATGACTAAGGTATTTAAAGTTACTAGTGAGGGTGATCTAGAAGAAGCAGTAAGATTGTTTACTGCCTTAGCTGCATCTGTTAAAAAGAAAAAGAGAATATCCTTTTGGTTTCCAACGGAAGCCCTTAGTGATATCTTCTTACAAGCTGCGTACCTAGACTTCTCTATGCGAAACATAGAGCCGCAACCAAACATGAATGTAGAAATTTTTATTGAAGGAGAACCTGATGACAGCGATTAAGATGACTGTGTTACAGAACTTGAAGCCACATAGGCGATTGACAGGACAGAAGTGGAGAGATGGTGATCTCTACGATAGTTGGAATCAACTGCAGAAGGATCACTTTGATGGACTCATTGATCTCTATGCACCTATTGTTGAAGCAGGTCGTGAGCCTATGCCATCCGTTGCACAACAATGGAAAGATGCATACAAGTGGAGAAACCATAAGTGAGTAGAGTATTAGTAATAGGTGATACACATTTCCCTGCTGTCCTTGATGGTTACCTTCAGTTCGTGAAGGATATCAAGGCAGAGTATAAGTGTGACACCATCGTACATATCGGTGACATCGTTGATCACCATTGCATTAGCTTCCATGCTAAGCATCCGGATCATCCGGGTGCGGTGAGTGAGTATCGCAATGCAATGGAACAGATTAAGGAATGGAAGTCTACCTTTAAGAACATGGTAGTTACCATTGGTAACCATGATGAGCGTGTGCTTCGCCTTGCAGGTGATGCAGGTATCCCTGACTTTTACTTGAAGACTTATAATGAGGTCTACAATACTAAGTGGTCATGGGTAAAGAACCACACCGTTGATAGAGTCTTCTATCATCATGGTACTGGTGGCTCTAGTATGTACCCATCATTCAACACAGCCAAGGCACTTGGTATGTCCGTTGTAGCAGGGCATCATCACTCATGTGCTGGTATTAACTGGCAGGTCAGCCCTCTCAATGCTATCTTCGGTATGAATGTAGGTTGTGGTGTAGACCGCAAGCACATCGGCATGAAGTATGGTGAGAACAATATCAAGAAGCCTGTGATTAGTTGTGGTGTTGTCATTAATGGCGCACCCTATTTAGAACTGATGCCACTATGAAAATAACAGTTGATCTACCCTATGTAGTTGAACCGCATGGTTCTATTAATCACCAAGTCTTATTAAACATGGTGATAGAAGCACATGCTAACTCAGCAAGGAATAATCCTAACGCTAGTTCAATGGCATGTCTTAATGCAAGTGGTACAACAGGACGCTTAGAGAATGCATTAGCTTCGGCTATCCTAACTCTTGGTGTCTATCATGCGCCCATCTCTGAGGCTCGTCTGATGTTGATCACATCTACTAGAGATATAGTAGACCTCCTTAATAGGAAGATTCCTATTGCTGGCTTTGGTAATTCATTCTATAAGGATGGCATTGACCCGGCTTGGCAAGATGTAGCAAACTATATCGAAGCGTACCATCCGTGGTATCACTTTAGAATACAAGAGATCAAGAGTATTATTGGTCAGCAAACTCAGAAAAACATTTACCCCAACGCTGCTATGTATAGTGCAGTCTTATGTGAGATCCTAGGATTTAAGGAAGGCACAGAGATTTCTCTGTTCATCCTCGCCCGGATCCCTACATGGACAGACATGGTGGTAAATCAAAAGACTTAACATTAGCCCCAATAAGCCCTATAGTTGGGGCTATAGAAGATATTATTTTTTAGAAAGGAGGAAATATGAATACTGAAACTAATACCGAGACTGAAACAAAGGAACAAGTTCCTGCTATCCGTACCGATAGTGTTGTTGCGTATCTTAGTCAGCTTTCGGCTGGCTTAAGTCAACTCGCATCTGGCATGAATACTATTGTAATGGATTTGAATATGCAAGTTGACAATATCAACGCATCATTAAATAAGGAAACTACGAATGAACAAGAGCAAGTTAAAGAAGATGCCACAGTTTGTAACTGAAGTAGTCGAAGTTAAGTGGAGCAATCTACTTAAGCCAGACATTGCTTTCGGTGAGGCATCTGCCAACCATAACATTACTGTTGTCTTAGACAAGACACTTGATAAGGTTCTCAAGGATATCCTTAAGAAGTCAGGTGCTACTAAGATCAATGGTATCATGGAGAAGGATGGATTGCGTACCTTCAAGGCTAAGAGCCGAGTACATGTAGAGGAAGGTAAGTTCCCTTGTGTTGATTCACAGGCTACCCCAACCGATACCGTACCGTTTGGTGGAGATAAGGTAAGACTTAAACTTGCACCATGTATTATCACACGGGACAATAGTCTTAGTGTGTACTTAAATGGCATTCAGATCATTGAGAAGAATGCCAACAACATTACAGGTGGTTCAGGTTTTGATGCAGTAGATGGTGGCTTTGTGTCAACCGCTGCTCCATCTAAGGCTATACCAACACTTGTTGATGTTGAGGAAACAGAGGATGAAGATCTCCCATTCTAATCAATGGAGATTTAATCTGAATCCAGTTGCCGCATCAAGACCTAGGGTCGGTAAATGGGGAGCGTATTATACAGGTACTTATAAAGAGTTCAGAGAGAAAGCAGCAGAGGTAGTATGGGATATACTAGGCACAGACCTAGTACCCCTTACTGGTTCTCTTGCTGTTGACATTGAACTCTATGTTAAGAAGCCTAAGTCTACTGAGTTAGATGCTCCTCGCCCTGATATTGATAACTTTGCTAAAGCTATACTTGATACAATGAACAAGAAGGTTTGGGAAGATGACTCTCAAATCATTTCCCTAAATGTAACAAAGCAATGGGCAGCAACAGGTGAAGATGGTTACTTCACTCTGTCAGTAAGCAACCTATAACTGGTGTATTGATCGGTCTTAGTCCCTGCAGTCCGGCACTTGTTGACTGAGATAGATCCGTTGACTTTATTGTCACCACCATAGGAAGGGAGGGGGAGAAATCCCCCTTCCTTTTTTCTAAGTAAAACACTTATCGGAGAAACAAAAGTATGATATACGAAGAGATGTCCGTAAAACACTTACTCAAAATGGGTAGTGATAATACCGTAGTAGATGCTGCTCGTGTTTCTTTCGCTAAGGAAGCAGCCAACTACACTGAGCTACAGAATATAAAGCTTATTACTTATCTCGCTAAGCATAAGCATTGGAGTCCGTTTGCCCATTGTACCCTGCAGTTCCATATCAAGGCTCCGATCTTTGTTGCAAGGCAGCTAGCCAAGCATCAGGTTGGCTTCGCATGGAACGAAGTTAGTAGACGGTATGTAGACTATGAGCCTACCTTCTGGTCACCACAGAGTAACTGGAGGGCAGCAGCAGAGAACAAGAAGCAAGGCTCCTCCTCTGAGTATGTGAAGGATAGCGCATTAGTACAACAGTGTTATAATGAATCAATTAAATCTTCTCTCAGTACTTACAAGCTCATGCTGTATGAGGGTGTCTGTCCTGAGCAAGCAAGGACAGTACTACCACAGTCTATGATGACTGAGTGGTATTGGACTGGTTCACTCTATGGTTTCAACAGGGTATGTCAGCTCCGTCTTGACCCACACGCACAGGATGAGTGCCGACAAGTAGCACTTGCAATATCTGATTGCTGTGCTAGAGCATTCCCCATATCATGGATGGCATTAAATGGATCGCTGGGTTAATCTAGCCTATCATGTCGCCTCAACGGTTGACAGGGATAGAGCACACATTAGTTTGATTGTAAGGAAATCACAATTGTTGGCTATAGGTAGTAATAATTGGAAGACACACCCCAAAACTGTAAAGTATGGTTACATGTACCCATACCTACACTCTGAGTTGGATGCCTTCCGTAAGATTAAAACCCCTACTGACCGCATGATATTATATAACTTTAGATTTAGTAAGACAGGCAAGCTAGGTATGGCAAGACCATGCAAGTTCTGTATGCCTTGGTGTGCTCATGTCTTTGATAAGATAATATTCTCAAATGAGGAAGGTATGTTTGATGGATGATTTAAAACCGCCCAATACTTCCCATATGGAAGGAACTTCTCAACAAGATTTAATCACACTCCTGCAAGAAGAACGTGATGCTGCCCGTGCTGAACTGATAGCATATGACTCCTTGCATGGTAGGATAACACTAAAGCAAGCAGCTAAACTAAGACAATGGGGATACCTAATAAAGGAGGATTCAATTGGCAAAAGATAAACCTTGGCTCAAAGCTAAGAAGCGTGACAAGTCACAGTCAGGTAAGGGTGATAAGTATCGCCCCGTTGATCGTGAAACTTATGAAAAAAATTATGAAGCTATCTTTGGTAAACCAAAAGAAATAAATAAAGATGAATCTAAATGAACTCGAAGAACTGGTATATGATCTGGCAGCACTTAGTCACAAGCTTGGGCGTATTGAAACGGATGGTACGACAAGTCAAAACAAGTATGATAAATTGGTTGACGAGCGTAACGATATCAAAGCATTAATTAGATCTGAGTTTAATCGGATGTCACACAACACCACCTTAGGGTGGGGCAAGGGTAAAGATGAGTGAACTAGATGGATGGTTGCAAATGAATTTTCCTGTTGGTTCTTTTATAGTACACTCTGATGCTGCTGGTATTGGAGGAGATGATAGGTTGTACTTACGCATTCAGATGTCTAATAAGAATGTTAACTTTATTGTTTACGAATCTGAGGATCCTAATGGATATCGAACAGATGAAGATCAGGCTATAGCAAGCTTTTGTTTTAGCCCAGAGTTTCTTATCAAGCTAGCAAAGATCGGATCAATTGATTTAAATGAGTCTATTCCAAAGCAAGACTGAGTGTCCACGCTGTGTACAGAATGGTGCAGATCGTAGTGGTGACAACCTTGCAGTCTATGATGATCATGTGTATTGTTTTAAATGCAAGTATTACCGCTCTTCTAAAGGAACAGAGATGACAGATGAACTTACTACAACAACCCCTAAAGAATTTAAAGTGCTCACTGGTTCTTACATTGATCTTGAGGATCGCGGCGTTACGGAAAAGACTTGCCGCATGTATGGCTATCAGGTAGCCAAGATCAATGGTAAGGAAGTACACATTGCTAACTACTATCAAAGTGGTGAGCTATTAGGACAACACCTTCGTGGTCCTAACAAACAGTTTGCTTGGCGTGGTAGTGCCAAAGGTTTAGAACTCTTTGGTCAGAACCTATGGAAGGCAGGAGGCAAGCGGCTTATCATTACTGAGGGTGAGATTGATTGTATGACAGTCAACCAAGTACTCGGTGGTACATGGGCTGTTGTGTCTATCCCCAATGGTGCTACCTCTGCAGCCAAGTCTATCAAAGAGAATCTTGAGTTCATTAACTCATACGCTGAAGTTGTCCTATGCTTTGATATGGATGATGCAGGACAGAAGGCTACTATGGAAGTTGCTGATCTACTACCTCCGGGTAAGTGCAAGATTGCTAAGCTCCCATACAAGGATGCTAGTGAGTGCTACATGAATGCTCAGACCAAGCAATTGGTATCAGCACTATGGGAAGCACAGCAGTATTCTCCTGATGAGATCATGCACATCTCTAAAGTTATTACAGACTCACAGGCTATGAACCATGCTCGTGTCTATCCCTTTCCTTACGATGGTCTATCAGAGTTCCTGATTGGTCAGCGTAGTGGAGAGATTACACTATGGGCATCCGGTACTGGGTCTGGTAAGTCTACTATACTTCGTGAGCTTATGATGCATCACTTAGTAGAGGGTCGTAGTGTTGGGTGTATCATGCTTGAGGAATCTCCACAGGAAACTATGGATGATATGATCAGCTTGATACTTAACAAACCAGTCCGTGCTATTAGAGCAGGACGAATGATGAATGAATTGCGTACCATGCTTGGCAAGAAACAAATCAACATGGCTATGGTTGATGATCTTACTGATGAGGAATACGCAGCAGCTAAGGCACAACTGTGTGGCACAAACTTCTATGTGTATGACCACTTAGGTAACAGTGCAATGGCTAATCTGCTGGCTCGTATGGAGTTCATGGCAACCTCCCTCAAGGTAGATGTCATTGTGCTTGACCATATTACCGCCGCTGCTGCAGGACTTATGAGTATGCAGACTAAGGATGTCGAGGGTGGTAACTCAGAGCGTATCATTATTGATACACTCATGAAGGAACTCCGTGCTATTGCTGTGCGTACAGGTGTGCATGTAGACATCGTATCACAACTCAAGAAGAGTGACAAGGCATACGAAGAGGGTGATCGTATTACCCTGCAAGATCTGCGTGGCTCCGGTGCATTGGCATCTGTACCCAACACAGTCATTGCCCTAGAGAGAGATCGACAGAACACAGACGAGAAGATTGCTAACACCACACTAGTGCGTGTACTCAAGAATCGTTTGACTGGTCGAGCAGGTATTGCAAGTACATTATATTATGACCATGTGTCAGGCAGACTAGAAGAAATTGGATTCGCTATTGCTGAGGATGGCTCAGTAGTGTTTGAACCCGAACAACAACAGGAGTTCTAATGAAAGTATGTGTACTTGATATTGAAGGAAATGGTTTAGCTGAGTTAGTATTAGATTCTAAAGGTAATCCTCACAAGGAAGTTACTCGTGTATTATGTGCAGCTACCAAGATTCCTAATCAAGAACCAGTACTTTGGTTAGAACATCAGATGCCTGAGCTTGTAAATTACCTCAAACAATTTGATGTTATTATCGGTCACAACATCTTGGGGTATGACTACCCAGTCATGCGTAGGCTGTACAATATGACTATGCCTAAGCGTATTGTTGATACACTTATCATCAGTAAGCTAATGCATCCAGACATCAACACCCACCCATTCAAAGACAACTCACTTAAGTCATGGGGTATACATCTTAACTTTCCTAAGTCAGAGTATACCTTAGGCTGGACTAGTTACAACCTAGAGATGGGCAAGTACTGTCAGCAGGACACTCGACTTGGCGAAGCTATCTTCAATAAACAAAAGAGTTTTATATCAGACAACAAAAATATTGTAGCCTTTGAGCATACAGTATCTACAATTTTAATGGAGCAAGTGTGCAATGGATTTAATTATGACCTTGATGCCGGAGAAGAGTTGTATAAAAACCTTATGCTGGAAAAACTTGGTATCGAAGATGAAATGCGTCAAGTCTTCCCTGACCGGATTATCATTAGGCACTCGCCCAAGACAGGCAAGAGACTCAAAGACAAAGTAGATACCTTTAACCCCGGTTCTCGACAACAAATAGCTAACCGTCTTATCGAAAGATATGGATGGAAACCACAAGAAACTGAGAAGGGTAACCCAAAGGTAGATGAATCCGTGTTGGCTGTGTTAGATTATCCAGAAGCAAAGACACTCGTAAAGTACTTCAATGCAATCAAGTTAATGGGTATGGTTGAGGACTGGAACAGTCGATCAATCAATAGTCGAGACAAGCGTATACATGGCAACATCAATCCACAGGGTGCAGCGACAGGTCGTTGTACTCATAGTCAGCCCAACATAGCACAGGTAAGTGGTGACCACAGAGCAAGAGAACTCTGGCTATGTGATCCCAAGCAGGTGTTAGTTGGTGCTGACTTGTCGGGGCTAGAGCTTCGTATGCTTGCCCACTTCATGGCTAAGTATGACAACGGTGAATATGGTAAAGTACTCCTAACAGGAGACATTCATACACACAATCAGAAGGCAGCTGGACTCAGCTCACGAGCATTAGCAAAGTCTTTTATCTATGCGTACCTCTATGGTGCGGGTGACAAGAAGATTGCTTTAGTTTGTAGTTGTAGTATTGGTGAGGCTAGAGGATTACGAGAACGCTTTCAGAAAGAAATCCCTGCCCTTACTAAGGTACAGGACATGGTAAAGTATGAGGCACTCAAGCACAAGGGTGTGCTCCTGCCTGATGGTAGGCGTGTACCCGTGCGTAGCGAACACGCTGCCCTCAACACCCTGCTGCAGGGTTCAGGAGCTATCGTAAGCAAGTACTGGATGGTCGAGGCATTCAAGTCTATCAAGCCAGCAGGAGCCAAGCAGTTGGCTTATGTGCATGACGAACTACAGTACTCATGTCCGGTAGATACTGCAGATGAATTTGGTAAGGCTGTTACTGCCGCTGCTACGGCAGCAGGTGAGATGTTAAAGATGAATATTCGTATTGATGCAGAGTACTGCATTGGTAAGTGCTGGGCTGATACACATTAAGGAGACACATGTCTAAGTTAGAATTATATATTGCTGGTCCTATGAGAGGATATCCTAACCATAACTTTGAGGCTTTCTATAAAGCTGAGAAGAAATGGACTAAGAATCCTGCGGTAACTAAGATCCACAATCCTGCTAAGATGGATGAGGATGAGGGGTTTGATCCCTCTACTGTTGAGGATTCATTAGATCATCTTCGTGCTTGCATGAAGCGTGACATTGATGCTATCCTTCAGTGTACTGGGATGGTAATGCTCTGTGGTTGGGAGCATTCGGAAGGTGCGAGGGTTGAACATTCACTAGCTACATATCTAGGGATGCCGATCTTCTATGAAAGTTAATGGAAGAATTGTATTTTATAACTTCAAGAAGGTACAAGGGTGGCGGTACTATGCCGTTCGTTTACTATCTTGGAGCCGTCATACTCATGCTCACATTGAGTTTGATCTGAGTATACCATTTGCTTTTGTAGTAGTTGATAGAAGACCAGTAAAAGTAATGCGTTTATCCGCACTTAAACAATTAAATTTAACTAAGTACTATGAGTTTGATCTAGGTTCTTTTGAGATAGACGAAGAAGATATTATCTTTGCCTATAAATATAAACCACTTAATAGCTATATGATGTTAGCATATACTACTATAGGTCAGTTCATAGGGATGAACAAACCAACCAACTGTATTACTTTTATATGCAGCTACTTACAATTCAAAGGTTGGGATATCCCTGATCTATTCACTCCAAAACAATTATGGGAAAGCTTACATGATAACGATAATGATCGGTGGACAGGCAAGAGTCGGGAAGACAACACTAGCAAAGTGGATCAGTGAGTACGCTTATAACAATAAGTATACACCAGTGATTGTTCCCTTTGCTGCTGCTCTTAAAGAGGAAGCGGCTAAGAAGGGATACACTAAAGATACCAATCAAGAAGAGTATCGTGAGTTCTGTCAAACCCTTGGCTCTACTATGAGAGAACAAGATCCAGACTACTGGGTTAAAGAATTCAGAAACAAGATTAAGAAACTCTATGAGGAAGAACAAACTGCCCTAAAGGCTGACCCATCTATTTGGCATGAGAAGGTTATCATTGTTGATGACTGTCGTTATACCAATGAGATCGCTGCTGCTCGTGACATCCGTGCTCTCACAGTCTTTGTATCAGCAGGTGAGCGTGAACTCCCTGAGGAGTTTGCTGAGTGGAGAACACATGAGTCTGAAGCATTAGCTATTGCTATTGAGACAGGCAACAAACAATATGAAGATATGTTTCACTACACTCTAAAGAATGAAGAAACTGAGGCGGCATTTAAAACCAAGTGCCAAGCAAAGTTTGACGAGTGGTTTCACCTACTTGCCGAATCAATGTTAGATGCCCTGTGCAACTGTGAGTTATGTCTATCCTCAAGAGAAGACAGACTACCTGATGGAGATGCGGTGTTCAAAGAAATTATGGAACTTATTATAGACAAGGAAGATAATGACAAGCCAACCAAGACCTGATGTTGCTGTACTTGATGGAGACATCATTGCCTATCGTGCTGCCTTTTGGGCAGACCAAGAGGGCATTGAGTACCTTGCGGAACGCATCGAACACGATGTCAAGGCATGGACTCCAGTAGGGGTAACGAAAGTATATGTGGCTATCTCCTGTGATCGTAAGGATAACTTCCGTAGACAGGTATGGGAACAATATAAAGCCCATCGGGATGTAAAGAAACAAGCACCAGATAGTTTATCATACGCTGTTGATTTAATTAAACAGAATGATATACTCTTTGTTCCTACCCTAGAGGCTGATGATATTATGGGACTCATGGCTTCGGGTAACAAGGCTATTGCTGTGACCATTGACAAGGATCTCCGGTCTGTACCGGGGTGGCATTGGAACCCAGACAAAGAAGTTAAACCTCTGGAACTTGATACTTATACCGCTGACTTTAACTTCCACAAGCAGTGGATCATGGGTGATACGACTGATAATATCCCCGGTATCTGGAAGTGGGGACCTGCCAAGGCAGAGAAGTGGCTTAAGTATGTTCATCCAAGGAACTGGACAGCCGCCGTATTGGCAGCTTATGACCAAGCTAAGCCTCAGGAAATGGATAGATATGGATATGATTACTGTCTCGCTATGGCTAGGTGTGTCCGCATCCTTAGACATGGTGAATATAACAAGAAAACTAAGTCCGTACTATTGTTTGACCCAATAGTTGGGGCTACTAAGAGTGATACTCAAGGGAACACTAATGAACACTGATGTAAACCAATACAACACTGAGTCTTTAACTATTGCTAATCCAAACAATTACAATACTTCTACTTATACCCATAGCAATTCTAAGATCCCTATGGTACTCCATGATAGAGACTGTGCTCCAGCCTATCATACCAAGGGTGCAGCCGGAGCTGATCTTAAGATCACTACGGACACTACGCTACTCCCCGGAGTAGTAACTAGAGTACCCACAGGGGTTAGCCTAGCTATCCCTGAGGGCTATGTAGGATTACTCTTTATGAGATCAGGTCTTTCTAACAAAGGAATTAACTTAGCCAACTCAGTTGGTGTCATTGATTCTGATTATCGTGGTGAGATTTGGTTACCACTTATTAACAATTCAACAATAACACACACTCTTAAACGGGGTGATCGTGTTGCACAGATTGCCTTGATGCCCGTCACACAATTCCAGTTTGTCTCTGTAGATAAACTTCCGTTTACTGTGCGAGGCGAAGGTAAGTTTGGGAGTACAGGAGTCTAATGGATACATTTCAAAAGTTTATTGCTATCAGTCGTTACAGTCGTTGGCTTGATAAAGAAAATCGTAGAGAGACTTGGGATGAGACTGTCGATAGATGGTGGAATTACTTTACTGGTAAAGCCCCTGTCCTTCTGACACGGACAGATATCAGAGATGCTATCCTTAATCTAGAAGTACTGCCAAGTATGCGTGGGTTGATGACCGCAGGTCCAGCATTGGATCGTGATCATACTGCCCTATACAATTGCTCATACATTGAGATTAATAAAACAACTTCCTTCTCTAACCTCATGTACATTCTTATGTGTGGTACTGGAGTAGGCTATACGGTTGAGCGTAGATGCACGGACAAACTTGGAACTATTCCAACAATACATAAGATGTTTGATACAGTTATGTTTGTTGAGGATAGCCGCGAGGGTTGGTGTGATGCACTTAACAACTTACTTGACAATCTTTATAAGGGTATCCACATTAAGTGGGACACAAGTAAGATTCGTAAGTCAGGTGAAAGACTAAAGACCTTTGGTGGTAGAGCAAGCGGTCCTGCCCCACTAGAAGAAGTCTTTAGATTTGTAGTACAGACATTCTATTCTGCCCAAGGTCGTAGACTTACGCCCCTTGAGTGCCATGATATCTGCTGCAAGATTGCTCAGTCAGTCATCGTGGGTGGTGTACGCCGCTCCGCTATGATCTCTCTAAGCGACCTAGCAGACCGTGAGATGGCTACTTGCAAGAGTGGTGCGTGGTGGCAGACATCAAGTCATCGTGCCTTAGCAAACAACTCAGCCATCTACAATGGCAGACCATCAATGGGTCAGTTCCTCGAAGAGTGGACAGACTTATACAACTCCCATAGTGGAGAGCGTGGTCTTTGTAATCGTGATGCAATGAAGAACATTGCTGTCAAGGCAGAGCGTGGTGAGGATCATTACTATGGAACGAATCCATGTAGTGAGATCATCCTACGCCCCAATCAATTCTGTAATCTATCTACTGTTGTTGTCAATGCAACTGATACACAAGAGTCGTTAGAAAAGAAAATTGAAATGGCTACCATCATTGGTACTATCCAAAGCATGTTCACTTACTTCCCATACCTAGCCAAGGATAAGACATGGCAGGATAACTGTGAAGAAGAGAGACTGCTTGGTGTATCCATGACAGGTATCTTTGATAACAAGTTGATGTCCGGTCTACTAGGACATGGCAGACTTAAGTATGTCCTTGAGGATCTACGAGAGACAGCCATCAAGACTAACCTTGACTGGTCTAAGAAGCTGGGTATCAACCCAAGTAAATCAATTACTTGTATTAAACCAGAAGGTACAACTTCATGTCTTGCTTCGTCAGCCAGTGGATTGCATCCCCGGTATGCTGAGCATTACTTTAGAAGAGTTCGTATCGACAAGAAGGATCCACTCTACTTCATGATGAGAGATGCCCAAGTACCAGTAGAAGACTGTGTAATGAATGCCGATTCAACTGCAGTCTTTACCTTTGTTCAGGCTGCTCCATCTGGATCACTAACTCAGAATGAACTATCCGCTATTGATCATCTTAACTTATGGTTAACCTATCAAGAGCACTACTGTCAGCACAAGCCAAGCATTACTGTTAACTATGCTGACAATGAATTCCTACCTGTTGGACAATGGGTATGGGAAAACTTTGATAAGATCTCTGGTATATCTTTCTTACCCAAGTCAGATCATATCTATGCACAAGCTCCCTTTGAATCTATATCACTAGAAACTTACAATTCGTTTCCTGTTATAGATGTAGACTTTAATCATCTCTCTTTATACGAGAAGACAGACACAACAACATCATCTCACTCCTTAGCCTGTACTGCAGGAGCTTGTGAGATAATAGATTTAACAGGATAAATAATGGCACAAAAGAAAACAGCAGCTGAAACAACAACAGCTATTGCAAACTATAATACACAACTAACAGAACTAAATGCAAATCTTGCTGGTGTTCAGGGTGGTCTTTTAGATATGGCAAATGTAGGACAAGACTCCTATTTAGCTTCTACTGGAGAGACTGCTCTGACTAAGCAAGACTTACCTAACTTTGCGGATATCTATAATCCTCTCTATAAAAAAATGAAAGATATCAAATTCACTTTAGGTGAAGATGCTACAACAGCAAACGCTGATCAAGCATTCTATGTATTTAATGCAGAGACTGAAGCAAAGAGACAAACTGATGAACAGATTTCTGTTGTTGAAAAACAAAATGAAGCAGTTGATACACAACAACAAAATATTGCTGAGTTTGTAAAACAAAAAGGTGAATCACAAAAACTTGCTATTCAAGACCAATACATTCAATCAGTAATTAATAAATCTTCAACCCTAAGTAAAGGTTTTATTACTAGTGCTGATGCTGGGTTTGATATGAATGCATATAAAAAAGCTAAAGGTAAGAATAAAACTATTTCTTATGATGCGAATCGAAAGCCTATCTATAGTTATAAACTATCAGAAGAAGAAGCAGCACAAAGATTACAGATTGTAAAAGACACAGAAGCAATGCGGTTTAAATTAGACACTACTTTACAACAAAGGGAAAGTGCTAAATATGCAGCAACGCTTGAGGAACAACAAAAAACTTTAAATAAAGCTATTACCAAAGGTAATGAGTTTTTAACAAAAGTTACAAAGAAAGAAGCTGAAGCTGCAGCTAAGGCTGCAAAGAAAGAAGCTGAAGCTGCAGCTAAGGCTGTAAAGAAAGCAACTCAAGAGGCAGCTAAGGCTGTAAAGAAAGCAACTAAAAAGAAATGATTACTAACATTCAACAATCAAAGACTCGCTTAGCTCTATCTACCCCAATAGATCTACCTGAAGTTAAACAGTTAATCAAAGATCTGTATATTCAAATAGAAGAGTTAAGAAATGAAATCAGAAAAGTATCCGAGAATAGATCCAGACCTGATAAAAATTCTGGAAGAACTATACAAGCCCCTTGAATACGATGCTGACTGTGAAGAAAGCAAGTTTGCAAGACGATCTGCATATAGGGCAGGGCAAATAGAAGTCGTAAACAAATTAAAAGCTGTGCTAAAGCAACAGCAAGGAGGCAAGTAATATGGGTGGAAGCCCTAGTATTAGTGGTGGTATGACATATGATGAACAAAAGAAACTAATGGATGACGAACGCGCCTTCCAAAAGGAACAAGAAGAAGAGCGTAGAAAAGCAGCAGAAGATGCTGAGACTCGCCGTGTTGCTAGAGAAGCTATTGCTATGGCTAGAACCAAGGCAGACGAACAAGCAGAAGTCCAGACATCTACCGCTGCAGAACAAGAAGCAATTATGGAAGCTCAGTCACAAGCTGAAGCACAAGGTACTAACGGTATTCAAGGTGATAACGCCAAGGCATTAGATTTTTATTCCGCACTATACAATGGTGTATCTACATAAAGGAGTGTAAATGACAAACAATCTTGTTGAACGCTTCCGAATGTTAGATGCAATGCGAACATCTAAACTATACCGTGCTCGGCTATGTGCCGCACTAACTGTTCCAAGTCTTCTCCCACCTGCGGGTTGGACTGAAGAGATGGAACTACCACAGCCAACATCATCTGTTGGTGCAAGAGGTGTGACTTCATTAGCTAGTCGAATGCTATCAGCAATGATGCCTTTGAATGACACACCCTTTTTTAAATTTGGTCTTCGGTCTGGTGTAGAACCAACCGCAGAAATTGGACAGTATCTTGAGACTATGAGTTATCAAGTCTATCGCAAACTTATTGGTACTAACCTAAGAGAAACAATCTTTCAAACAATACAAAATTTAATTGTAGTTGGAGATTGTTTAGTACATGAGATGGATGACTTTAAGTTTAGAGTTACTCGTCTAGATAACTATGCTGTACAGCGTACTGTTGCTGGAGATGTCAATGAAATTATTCATATTGAATATGATCTTGTAGATCCAGAAGCAATTAGTCCTCACTTCTCTTTACCCGAATCCGCTAAGAGAGGTTACAAAAAAACATATTGTCAATATCTCAAGGAGGACAACCTATGGAAGTACAAAAAGGAAGACAGCGATGGGAACCTACTGACAAGCGGTGTCTACGAAGTATGTCCTGTGACGGTACTACGGTGGTACGGCATACCCGGAGAAAACTACGGGAGATCGCACTGCGAAGATATCCTAGGCGACCTATCAAGTCTTGATGGTTACACTAAGGCATTGCTTGATGGCATGGCAGCAGCCTCAGCCTTCTGGATGGGCATTGATCCATCCGGTATTACTGAGGTAGATGATGTTGCTGATGCACCCAATGGCTCATGGATCCCCGTGAGACAAGCAGATGTATTCGTGCTATCACCCTCACAGACAATGAACCCACAAATCTCAGCCGCTCAGACCGCTGTTGAAACTATGCGTAGAGAAATTGGTCAGGCATTCTTAATGTCTGCCTCCTCACTACCAAGTGGTGACCGCGTGACTGCTACGGCTGTTCGTATGATTGGTTCTGAACTTGAGACAGTCTTGGGTGGCGCATTCAGTGCTATCGCTAGAGATCTTATGGAACCAATTGTTAGACGATCTATATTTTTAATGATTGAAAGCGAAGAACTTGATACAAGAATGTATG